GTTTCCCAGTCACGATCGTTATTCGATCGTATGGGTTACGTACAATACTAAAAGAAGTATATTCAGAAAGCATTTTGTTACTGTATTCCTCTGTTAGATCAAAGAATGTGTAATGCCTATGACCGTGTCCTTTATCTCTTTGTTCTTCAGTCCTCAACTCCCTGTGTATTGAAGTTGTCATACACTTTGGCACTGCTATAAAAATTAATTTATGGTTATGATATACCATTATTTTTGTTTATTGCAAAATGAAACAAGTATGTATCTCTTGCCACTGTGTACTGGCCTGCCGCCATGCCTGTGGGTAACCTGGCCAGGATGAATAGCAATGTGTCCTACATCTCCCACATGTGTTTGTTTTTGATTATAAAAATATGTACCGCCCCCTGTATAGTCTTTGTTTAAAGTTAGCACCGAACTAATAATAGCATTGTCATGATGCAAGTCTAAGTGACCCTGTGTGTCTGTAGTATACTTAATCATAAAGTTCTCACTATCCATTTCCGCCCAGGCTTTACCATGAAGATGCCATCTGCTTATCGCGGCAGGGAAAACAAACTCTTTCAGAACACGCTTGTATATTTCATCGTATCCAAATGAAGAAATTAATGTATCTACTGTTGGATAAAATTCATGTCTTTTAGTTTGCCATAAAGCCTTCTGCTCTGCTTCATCTATAAGCAACTCACAAAACTCCTCAGTAAACAGCGGGAAAGATATTACATCTTGTATAGGCTCTTCAAATATCATGTCCCAAGCCTTTGTCTTTGCAGCGGGGTGAATCCACTTAGATATCCATTCAGGCCATTTACCCGATTTAAAAATGTGTTCGTGAACAGTAGACTGAGTCCTGCTTGTGTTATCGTTAGATGATTGGAAAGCAATGTCTTCTTTTAATGCAAGCGCACGAGTGTCTCTGGTTACCCAATCCCAATCACCTCGTGGATGAACACAATAAGTAGCAGGCACAAATTCATCTGCCGCTGTTATATACTCCTGAAAGTTATGCTGAGTAAAAGATAATGCACCGGCTTGAGTAACCATATAAGCATGTAAGTTATAAGAGTATCCAGGAACTACAATATCTCCGTAATCCTCTCTATCTGGAGCCATTGCTCTGCGCCCTAAGTAAAGCATATCCCATGTGCTTGGATCTGGAATGATTGAGTAATCTATTTTACCTTTAAAGAAGAAGTCTTCCTCACATATTAAAGCAACCTCTGTTTGATCCTGTACTATTTTTTTCCAGGTATTTAAATGCGCTAAACCACAACCCATTTCACCAACTGTTACTGGTTGGTTCCACCATTTATTATCACTGTCCATAGCCCATGAATCGTGTGGAGACCATTTATAATCTTCAAAAGATCTCGCATCTACACCTGGTACTATAACTACGTCACAATCAATGCCTGCTTCCCTTAGTCTTCCTTTATACTCTTTTAACTTTTTGTCAGAGGTATCCATGGATATTACATAGACTTTTTGAATCATAACGCTTTCTTTTTCATTAAATAAAATTTCCCATTCTTTTGCTACTAACTTCCAGTCACGAGACTTAACATATTCATCAACCTTAGACCAATCTGTTATATGCTTGCTAAACTTATTTAAAGTTTCTTTAAGACCAGCAATAGGGTTTACCAAAGGTCTTACATGATGTCCCAACATCTCGATCGCTGTTAAGCAATAAGTTTCATTGTATGTAGTAGGGTAATACCAACTCTCACACTTAGACATTAGTTTATACAACTCTTTATTTGAAAGGCTACCATGAAAAGTAACGCCTTCTAATTTAGATACACGATCAGAAAAGTTTTGATTGTAGTACTCCAAACCATAACCAGGTGTACATATATCGAGAGTACCATCAAGGTATCCTTTTTCAATATCACTAATTACTGCATCGAGTCCTCGTTCGGGATGCGATGTGTATATATAAGAATCTTTCTTCTTAATGGTGACAGGTTCAAACAGCGATGTGTCAAGGCCGTTACCAATTACTTTTACTTTATCTTCTGAAAAATAAGCAGGCGCTTCATTCCTAATAAAGTATTCTTTATGCCAATTGGTAAGGCAAACAATTGTGTCTGTGTTTAGATAAACATCTTTTATATCTACATCAGACATACGCTGGCCCTTATACCAGTAGTGGGGATGTTCATTGTGTAACCAGAATATCTTCTTAGTCTGTGGCTTTAGATTATAGTATTTTAAGTAGTGTATATATGATACGCCGATAAGGATATCTATCTCTGGGATCTCACTTATGTTTTTTAGATCTACATAATTAAGGGATCCGCTGTTTGGGTATTTGTCAGAAACAGGTTTGACTTGACCTACTACGAAAACACTATGGCCTTGTAAAGCAAGCGACCTTGATAAACCCATTATACATTGCTCTGTTCCTCCTATTCCTTCAGAGTTATAATAGGGGTTCCAAGCACTTGCATAATATCCTGCGTGGAATACAATGACCATTTGTTGATACAATTAAATTAACTATTGCATCACTAAAGATACATTATCTAACTGGTCTTTACAATTCTACTGTATATCACATACGCCCCGTCGGGTATATTATCTATGTATGTAAGCGCTTCTGCCTTTGTCGAGAATGAACGGAACTCATCAAAGTTGTCATCAGTTCTTTCCCATGTTCCATCGGTTTTTAAATCCGCTGTATTGTCTGCGTTTTGTATGTAGAAACTTTCTTGAACCGCCATATTATGTTAATCTTTGAACCATTATACCTCTATATACACTTGCAGATTGCGTTGAGTGATTCCAAAGACCATCAAGAGCATTGGATGTAGTCAACTCATATGCAGATGATGCACTCGCTTGGAATATAAAACATGCGCTAAGAGTGCTAAAGTCTCCATAAGTATTATGACGGAAGTATTGAATTGCCGCTGAACCTATTGGGTTTGTGCTACCCCCTGTCACTTGCTTTAAGTAGAAACCTACACATGAACGGTTATTGTAATTAGACTTTAGTGTCACAGAGTAAGTACACAGATATGTACCAGTTGCTGATATAGTAATTTGATTAGAACTAATATCTACGTTTGTACCCGCTTGACCACCACCTAAAGTTCTGTTTATATTACAACGAGTTTGAGCCGCAGTAAATGTTTGACTGGAGTCAATTCCGCCAATCATAGGAGTAAAACCAGTACCAGGTGTTCCTGCTGTTCCTGTCTGACCCTTTTGGCCTTTACTACCATCTAATCCTGTACCGGTCTCACCCTTCTGTCCTTTGACTGAAACACCTTGCTCACCTTTCTGTCCTTTAACGGACGCACCAGCCTCACCTTTTTGACCCTTGACTGAAGCACCTGCCTCACCTTTCTGTCCTTTGACTGAAACACCTTGCTCACCTTTCTGTCCTTTGACTGAAACACCTTGCTCACCTTTCTGCCCCTTAACTGAAGCACCAGCAGCACCCTTCTGACCTTTGACACTGGATCCCGCAGGCCCCTGTATATTACCAGTTGGTACCCATTGAACACCATCCCACTCATAGATATCACCAGTGGCAGTATCTAAGTACTGATCACCAACATTAGTACCAGTACCAGACGGTGGGCCAACAGCGGAAGTCCAGTTATCTCCTTCTTCACCCTTCTGTCCTTTAGTACCAGCCTCACCTTTCTGTCCTTTGACACTGGCTCCAGCAGCGCCCTTCTGACCCTTAGTGGCAGCACCAGTAGCGCCCTTAGTTCCGGCCTCACCTTTCTGTCCTTTAGTCGCAGTACCGGTTGCACCCTTAGTACCCGCTTCTCCTTTCTGTCCTTTAGTCGCAGTACCAGTTGCACCCTTGGTACCCGCTTCACCCTTCTGACCTTTAGTAGCGGTACCAGTTGCACCTTTAGTACCGGCCTCACCTTTCTGTCCTTTGACTGAAGCACCAGCAGCGCCTTTCTGTCCCTTGACACTTGCACCCTGTGCACCTTTGTCTCCAGCAGCACCCTTAGAACCCGCTTCGCCCTTCTGACCTTTAGTAGCAGCACCCGCAGCACCCTTCTGTCCTTTACCGCCTTGTGGTCCTTGGATGTTTCCTGTTGGCACCCATTGAACACCGTCCCACTCATAGATGTCTCCAGTGGAAGCATCCAAGTACTGATCACCTACGTTAACACCTGGAGTACTCGGCGGTCCTGCTGCTGAGGTCCAGTTATCTCCTTCTTCTCCCTTTTGGCCTTTGGCACCTGCCTCTCCCTTCTGTCCCTTGACAGATGCTCCAGCAGCGCCTTTATCTCCGGCTTCTCCTTTTTGTCCTTTAGTAGCAGTACCGGTTGCACCTTTAGTACCGGCCTCACCTTTCTGCCCCTTAGTGGCAGTACCTGTTGCACCTTTAGTACCGGCCTCACCCTTCTGACCTTTAGTTGCGGTACCGGTAGCGCCTTTAGTACCAGCCTCGCCTTTCTGTCCTTTAACGCTTGCTCCGGCCTCGCCCTTCTGTCCTTTAACAGAAGCACCTGCTTCTCCCTTCTGTCCTTTAACAGAGGCACCGTCTTGTCCTTTCTGACCCTTGGTACCCGCTTCTCCTTTCTGTCCTTTTACGGATGCGCCATCTTGACCCTTCTGTCCTTTACTGCCTTGAGGCCCCAATATATTACCAGTTGGTACCCATTGAACACCATCCCATTCATATATGTCTCCAGTGGCCGTATCCAAGTACTGGTCGCCTATGTTAACACCAGGAGTAGATGGTGGGCCTACTGCTGAGGTCCATGAATCACCTTCAAGTCCTTTTTGACCTTTTGTTCCAGCCTCACCCTTTTGTCCTTTGACCGAAGCACCCTGTGCACCTTTATCTCCTGCTTCTCCCTTCTGACCTTTGACCGAAGCACCCTGTGCACCTTTATCTCCTGCTTCTCCTTTTTGTCCTTTTACCGATGCACCATCTTGACCTTTCTGGCCTTTGGTTCCAGCCTCACCCTTTTGACCCTTAACCGCTGTACCTGTTGCACCCTTGTCTCCGGCTTCTCCTTTCTGACCCTTGACACTGGCACCAGTTGCACCCTTGTCTCCAGCCTCTCCCTTCTGGCCTTTAACTGAAGCACCTGTTTGACCCTTGTCACCAGCCTCACCTTTCTGACCTTTAACAGAGGCTCCATCTTGACCCTTCTGTCCTTTTTCACCTTTACTACCTTGTGGTCCTTGGATGTTCCCAGTAGGTACCCACTGTACACCGTCCCACTCATAGACATCGCCTGTAGCAGTATCAAGGTATTGATCACCTACATTAACACCAGGGGTTGAAGGAGGTCCAACAGCGGAAGTCCAAGAGTCTCCCTCTTGGCCCTTAACTCCTATTTCTCCTTTTTGTCCTTTCTGACCCTTGTCTCCGGCTTCGCCTTTCTGACCTTTAGTACCAGCCTCTCCTTTCTGTCCTTTATCTCCCGCTGTTCCTTTATCTCCAGCCTCACCTTTTTGTCCTTTGACAGATGCTCCTTGTGCGCCTTTGTCTCCAGCCTCACCTTTCTGCCCCTTGACAGATGTACCTGTTGCACCCTTGTCACCAGCCTCACCTTTCTGCCCCTTAACACTGGCTCCGTCTTGACCCTTTTGTCCTTTCTCTCCTTTACCACCTTGTGGTCCCTGAATATTCCCGGTTGGAACCCATTGAGTACCATCCCATTCATATACGTCACCAGTCGCTGTATCTAAGTATTGATCACCTACATTGGTACCCGGAGTAGACGGAGGTCCAACAGCAGATGTCCAAGAGTCTCCTTCTTGTCCTTTAAGACCTATTTCACCTTTCTGACCTTTTTGTCCTTTGTCACCAGTTGTACCTTTATCTCCTGTATCTCCTTTGGTACCATCAATTCCTTTTTGTCCTTTCTCACCCTTATCTCCAGTGATGCCCTTATCTCCCGTAGTTCCTTTGGTACCATCGATACCCTTCTCACCTTTAGTACCGTCAATCCCTTTTTGACCTTTGTCACCCTCTTCTCCTTTTTGGCCTTTTACAGATGCACCGTCAATCCCTTTTTGACCTTTCTCACCCTTACCGCCTTGTGGTCCCTGTATATTACCGGTAGGTACCCACTGAGCACCATCCCATTCGTAGACATCACCAGTCGCTGTATCTAAATACTGGTCACCTATATTAACGCCTGGAGTACTTGGGGGTCCAACAGCGGAAGTCCAAGAGTCTCCTTCTTGTCCTTTAACACCATCTTGTCCCTTCTGACCCTTTTCACCTTTATCCCCCGCTGTTCCTTTATCACCTGTAGCGCCTTTGGTACCATCTATACCTTTCTGGCCTTTATCACCAGCAGTACCTTTGTCACCCTCTTCTCCCTTTTGACCTTTTACCGATGCACCATCTTCACCTTTTTGTCCTTTACCTCCTTGTGGACCCTGTATGTTTCCGGTTGGTACCCACTGAGCACCATCCCATTCATATACATCACCAGTATTGGTATCGAGATATTGATCACCTACGTTAACACCTGGAGTAGATGGGGGGCCTACCGCCGAAGTCCAACTATCTCCTTCTTGACCTTTAACACCGTCTTGTCCCTTCTGGCCTTTCTCTCCTTTATCACCAGTAGTTCCTTTATCACCTGTAGTTCCCTTGGTACCATCTATACCTTTCTGACCCTTATCTCCTTCTTCTCCTTTTTGACCTTTAACGGAAGCCCCGTCTTGGCCCTTCTGACCCTTCTCACCTTTGCCTCCCGCTGGTCCTTGGATGTTTCCAGTAGGCACCCACTGAGCGCCATCCCACTCATAAACGTCACCTGTAGCAGTATCAAGATATTGATCACCTATGTTAACTCCGGGAGTAGATGGGGGGCCTACCGCCGAAGTCCAAGAGTCTCCCTCTTGACCTTTAACACCGTCTTGTCCCTTTTGTCCTTTATCTCCTTTGTCGCCAGTTGTACCTTTAGTACCGTCAATACCCTTCTCTCCTTTGGTACCATCGATGCCCTTCTCACCTTTATCTCCGGCAGTACCCTTGTCACCAGTAGTTCCCTTAGTTCCGTCTTCACCCTTCTGGCCCTTACCGCCAGCAGGACCTTGGATGTTCCCGGTTGGTACCCATTGAGCACCGTCCCATTCGTAGACATCGCCTGTAGCAGTATCAAGGTATTGGTCACCTATATTAACGCCTGGAGTAGACGGTGGGCCAACAGCGGAAGTCCATGAATCACCCTCTTGTCCTTTAAGACCGTCTTGTCCCTTTTGGCCCTTCTCTCCTTTGTCTCCCGTAGTTCCTTTAGTCCCGTCAATACCTTTCTCACCTTTGGTGCCGTCGATACCTTTCTGACCTTTATCTCCAGAAATACCTTTATCTCCAGTAGTTCCTTTAGTTCCGTCTTGACCCTTCTGACCTTTACCACCAGCAGGACCCTGGATGTTCCCAGTAGGTACCCACTGTGCACCATCCCACTCATAAACGTCACCTGTAGCAGTATCCAGGTATTGGTCGCCTATGTTAACACCTGGAGTACTCGGTGGTCCAACAGCAGATGTCCATGAGTCACCTTCTTGACCCTTGACGCCATCTATACCTTTCTGGCCTTTCTCTCCTTTGTCTCCGGTAGTCCCCTTAGTTCCGTCTTCACCCTTCTGGCCCTTCGTACCATCGATACCCTTCTCACCTTTGTCCCCGGAAATACCTTTGTCCCCCGTAGTTCCTTTAGTGCCATCTTGACCTTTTTGCCCTTTGCCTCCGGAAGGACCTTGGATGTTTCCAGTTGGTACCCATTGGGCGCCATCCCATTCGTAGACATCGCCAGTCGCTGTATCGAGATATTGGTCTCCTATATTAGTACCAGGAGTGCTTGGTGGTCCAACAGCAGATGTCCAACTATCTCCTTCTTGGCCCTTGAGACCGTCTTGTCCCTTTTGTCCTTTTTCTCCTTTGTCACCAGTTGTACCTTTGTCTCCTATATTTCCTTTGGTACCATCGATGCCCTTCTCGCCTTTAGAACCGGCTTCGCCTTTGTCGCCAGTAGCGCCTTTGGTACCGTCTTCACCCTTCTGGCCTTTACCTCCAGCCGGACCCTGAATATTTCCAGTAGGCACCCATTGTGCGCCGTCCCATTCGTAGACATCGCCGGTGGCCGTATCCAAGTATTGGTCACCTATGTTAACTCCGGGAGTAGATGGGGGACCTACTGCTGAGGTCCATGAATCACCTTCTTCTCCTTTTAACCCATCAATTCCTTTTTGACCTTTCTCTCCTTTGTCTCCGGTAGTACCTTTATCGCCAGTGGCGCCCTTAGTCCCGTCGATACCTTTCTCACCTTTAGAACCGGCTTCGCCTTTATCACCAGCAGTTCCCTTATCGCCAGTAGTTCCTTTAGTTCCGTCAATTCCTTTTTGCCCTTTGCCTCCGGCAGGACCCTGGATATTTCCGGTGGGGACCCATTGGGCACCATCCCACTCATAAACATCGCCAGTGGCCGTATCTAAATACTGATCACCTATGTTAACCCCAGGAGTTGAAGGCGGCCCAACAGCGGAAGTCCAACTATCACCTTCTTGTCCTTTAAGACCATCTTGTCCTTTTTGACCTTTTTCCCCTTTATCTCCAGTAGTACCCTTGGTACCATCAATTCCTTTTTCTCCTTTATCTCCGGCAGTACCCTTGTCTCCCGTGGTTCCTTTGGTACCATCGATACCCTTCTCTCCTTTATCTCCAGCAGCACCCTTGTCTCCAGCATCTCCCTTGGTGCCGTCAATTCCTTTTTCCCCTTTATCACCAGTAGCACCTTTCGTACCGTCAATGCCTTTTTCTCCTTTGTCACCAGTATCTCCCTTGGTGCCATCAATTCCTTTCTCTCCTTTTTCTCCAGCGGTACCTTTGTCTCCTGTATCTCCTTTAGTACCATCAATGCCTTTTTCACCTTTCTCTCCAGCAGTACCTTTATCACCAGTATCGCCCTTGGTACCATCAATACCCTTTTGGCCTTTATCTCCAGCCTCGCCCTTATCACCAGTAATACCCTTATCTCCAGTAGTACCTTTATCCCCTATATTTCCTTTAGCGCCTTCTTCTCCTTTGGTGCCATCTATACCTTTCTGACCTTTGTCTCCAGAAATACCTTTGTCACCAGTAGTACCTTTTTCTCCAGTATCACCTTTAACACCGATCTCACCTTTAGCACCTTCTGATCCTTTTGCACCGACTTCACCTTTGTCGCCCTGTATACCTTTATCACCAGTAGTACCCTTCTCTCCAGTATTTCCTTTTGATCCAGTATCGCCCTTAACGCCTATTTCCCCTTTAGAACCTTTAAGACCTATTTCACCCTTCTGGCCCTTTTGACCCTTGTCTCCTTTAGCACCAACAAGTTGGGTAACACTACCAGGAGTTATTACCGCTGTTGTTTGAGGAGGAAGTGTTATATCGAAAACAAGTCCGCCTGCTTCTATTACTATGATTTCTACTTCAGCCATTAGGGGTTATTCTGAAATTTATGTTACGATGTCCTGCACTACCTCAAAGGTTCCATAGAACCAAGTCTCAACAGTGCCGGCAGATGTAAGTGTTGATTGAAAGCCATATACATATGTACCTGCTGGTACCTGCATATTAGCCGCTGTTATAGTTACCACGAGATTTCCATTGATATCTCCAGTAGCACTTATATCGGTATCGGCTATAACCAGTGGTCCATTGTCATATTCTCTAACTTCCATTTTAAAAGAGTATAGAGTAAGATCTAACTTCACACCATTCGAGGATGCTACAACAGAGTTTAAGATAAACGTGTCTCCACGACGCGTACAGATATTTAACTGTGCAGCGTTGTTCATATTTAAGTTTGTCGGGTTAGGACATGAACATGGACTATTTGAGCATCCGCAAGCCATATTACGATAGGGTTAAGTTTGTTATTACTTCTTCTTCCATTGGGGGCCTTTCTCCTTGACGTTGAGCAATTAATTTACTTTGAGCAGCAGCCTGCTTGTCTATACGAGCGTCTTTACGATTCTCTGATTCTGCTTGTTCTTGTTGCTTTACCCCACTCTCAATTTGTTGTTCAACAATACCGTACTCACCTTTTATGTTTTCTAATTGAATCTTGTATTGATACTCAAGTTCTAAGAGTTGTGCTTTTGCTTGTGTCTCTAATTGAATGCGCTGTGCTTCTATCTGAGCCTCCATTTGTTTTTTCTGCATTTCAATCTGACCAGCAACTTGTGATGACTCAGCATTTGCCTGTGCCTGCATCTGCATATTTTGAGCCGCCATTTGTTGTTGCTGCTTCATGCGCTTCTTACGACGAACAACTAATAATCTTTCTGCTTGCTCAACATCTTTGATTTGTCTGATAGCAATAGCGTCTTCAAGATCGATTTCTTTTTGAGCAAGTGCTATTTGAATGTTTTGTTCTAAGTAGGCTTTGTCCATCTCGTTCATTTCTGTAACAACCATTACTCCGAAGTTGTACATAGATAGATTATCAAACGATGTTATTACAGCCATGTTTGTTTCTCCAATAGCGTTGGTATACGCTTTATAAAGAATACTTTTTGGTGGTATAATCTGTAAACATTTCACAACGTCTTCACAAACCTTTTTGTAAAGAACCATAGCAGCGTTAGTAATATCATATATAGCATTGTTACCTGCGGCTATTTGCTGCTGTCTAACGCCTACAAGAGCATCTCCTTTAGGTGATGTTCCATCCATGACCTCATTGATCCCTGTGGCATCTCTAATCATCCTTAGATAGTGATTGTATATCGCAACCAATTCTGTGATGTTTCTGATAGCATTCCCTATTTCTCGAACCGGTGGGTTTTGGAAACCACCTTCTGGATTTTTACTTCTGTAATAGAAGATACCAGTTTGTTCGTATATGTCTTGAATCTCTAACGGCTGAAGTTCTCCGCCTCTACCAAGTTGTACATTCTCTAATCCCTCAATATCTATGATCAAGCCATCAGGCTTTGCCTTAGCAATAGATTGTTGAATCTTGAGGTGTGTGATTTGTAACATATCAGCAAACCCAATAACAGAGGAAACCATTGACTTCGGAATCATTCCTCTAATGTTTGTTGCAATGGCGCTGTATGATAATGTAGCACGGGAAATATCATGTACGTTCTTCGGTATGTTTTTCTTAGGGCCGTAGTCAAACATTAACTCTGTACCCACAATGTAAGTACCTCCGTATACCGTAGCGTTACTCATGTACAGTGCTTCTCGATCGTATACAGATTGCTGAGGAGCATTGTACTCTGTCCCTTTGTAATAAAAGCCTATGTTTCCATAAGCAGATTCTTTCTTCTCGTATATAATGTTGTCGACAGACATGAACTCAAAGTCCATAACTTCAACCTTGTACTCATCGTATCCCTGACGGTAACGTGTACCTGGACGATCATATGTATAGCCAGCAGAACTAAATTGAGTCGGATTGTTTCCGTACTTGTTCATTACTGTCTTTGCAATCTGTTCGTATTGTGCTTCAGTAAACTGATCACCAGCAATACGCTTGAGTTCCATTATGGTTATGAACTTGAAATGTCCAGCATATGTCAGGTCACCAAAGTTCGGATCATCAGTATAATTATGTACAAATCGTTTTGGATCAACATACTCTTCTTTGATGCCATAGTTAGGATCATTAGTACGTTTAGCCACAGCCATACCAAGAGTGGCCAAGTCTTCAACACAACGGCGATATATAGATTCATTAAAATTATTCCACTTGAGAGTCAGTTCAGTAGCAATCTGTGCAGATATCTCAGCGTCTGTTTTAATATTTGTATCAAGAAATATTTCTGTTTCCTCTGGTGTTTCCGGTAGTTCGTTTGGATCTATTGAAACATTTAAACCAAGTGCTTTGGCTTCTTCTATTATGTTACGGTTTTCGATACGTAAAATAGTAGAGGCTTTCTTTTTATCTTTTTCTGATCTGGAAAGAGGATCTATTGCCTGTATCTGTGGATACGGTTCTTTAGATAATATCTTGTTTACAACAATCTTTACAAACTTTGGTACAATCGGAACAGGCGTGTAATCAAGAGTTAGTAGTGTTCCGTCTCCATTGTTAGGGTCAAGAGAATTTAGAATCTGTCTGTATATAGACGTGTCTTGAGTTCCCTGGGCATAGTCTCTACAGCGTTCCATTTCTGTATTTCTTCTACCGTACAATGAATTTTGATAGTCACTCCCAACCCATTGAGCGAACATGGCCTTGGCATATTGCAGACCATAGGGCATAGACATCTTTTCCTCTGTGCCTGCTAAAGCGTCTGGAAAGGAAGACTGTCCTGATTTATATTGGTTATCCATACTTGAGATTGCTACTTATGCAAATATACTTCTTATTATTTTCGTATAATTATCTGACCCTTTCTGAAGAATTGCTTCTTTTCGAAATCAGTTTTAACTTGAACAGGCTTATGTCCTTGAGCAGCAAGCAATGCCAATCCACTTGATATAGAAAGGTCATACTTAGTTCTGTCATCTATTTTAAAATTAACCCAGTCTTCAAGGGTTCTTTCAAAATACATTTTCCCAAACGCAAGCGTATCTTCATTGAGTCCAACGTGATCGTGGATGTATGCTTCTATCGCTTGAGCATGAGCCTGTATGACATCTTTTGAATTCGATGGTATACCCTTTGTTTTAGTTTTGGTGCTTTGGAATTTAGAGCCTAAGTGTTCTGGTCTTTCCATTAAGAAGTGGTCGTAACCCCTTGTCTCAAAGTACCTTGCGATACCGTACTTATTGTTTTCAATTAACACAGGGTAACCGTAAAACTTAGCAGCCATCAAAACATCCTCGTAAAATATTTTAGCAAGAGGTGGTCGTGATGCGTATTCAGCGACAAACATATTTGATGGGTGACCCATGTTGAATTTGTTGTAGAAATGACATGCGCCCTTTGATCCTCTTCCGTCTACTGTTGCATCAATATCATAACTATCCACGCCAGCACAACCTATCCAGGCATTTTCAGGTTTTGGTTTGTTTCTCAAATCAGAAGGGGGCATCCATGCTACACGCCATCTTCCGTTTGGATCAGGCTTAAACATAACTTCTGTGTCCTGCTTACCTCCTGACCAAACAAAGTTTCCTACTACAACTGGAGAAGGATATAGATCATCATTGTATTCTATCTGTTCGTAAATCTTTTGTACGTTGAACAGAGATGCTTTAGCGCTGTCTCTAAATGCCTCTGCTTCAGTGAACGGGAACTGGCGTATTACCTCATTAAGTTCATAAGAATCGTTTACCAATGCTTTACGCTCATTCTTTAAGTAAGTCTTTGCTCCTATAGATATAGGCTCATCAAACTCCGTATAAACCGTTTTCTCTGGGTCTTCGACCACTGGCATCCCATACTTATCAAAGAAGCCCTCAAGTGCATCGTAAGACGGTATAAAGACAGAGTACAGTCCACTGCGTGTTCGACCGTTGTCGTTTCTTTCTCTTGGATCGCTTGCACCATACAAATCCCTAAACTGTTTACCACCTCTATCCAGTGGATTGACAGTGCTACCAACAAGAGCCTTTCCTACGATTCTACGTCCAACTAATAAACAAGTACGCTGTATCCTCCAAGCCTCTCTTATGTCGTTCCCCTTTTCCCACTTACCTGCTTCATCCAGATATAACATATGTAGTTTCTCCCCATCATATGCATTGGTCGTAGTATTCTTCCAGTTTACAATTGTATTGAGTGCCTCACCAGAAGAAGCAGTCTTATTTTTCTTCGTGATTCTTTTTGAAGGCTCACGAAATGCGAGTTCCATACGGGGGTTGGTAGTACCGTCTTGTATAGGCTTAAAGAAAAAAGGCAGTGACTTATACATAGGCACCACCTTCTTCATAAATATATTTTCTTGTGCATCTGTTCCTGTCTTCGACATGATGCCCAATAGTTTTTCTTTTACCTGAGTGCCCTCATTAACAAGTATAGACGCAGACATATTTGTGTATCCAGAACGACGACACTTCACGTAGATCTGTCCAACACATCTTGGATCCTTTATGCATGCCTCAAGATGTATGAATAGTTTCCTTTGAAAGTCAAGGAACGATGGGTATCCAATATCGATCTTACACCACTGTAAGAAGAAGTAGTGGTTACCTGTGATATAGGTAGGTACCCCGTTGTTGTAAAACCATACTCCATCTCTACGTCTTTTAAATTCTTGACTTATATAGGGCGTGAACTTTTTTCTAAATGACTCTGGCATTCCCAGCCACTCTTCCATCGACCGGATCTTTTTAAGATCATCAGGAAGCCCCTCTCTCACCCATCTTTGATCTTCCTTTTTTAAATTATTAAAAAGTATATCTTTCTTGGCTGGTTGCTTAGGGAACTGTATGGGTAAGTCAAAGTATAACCTGACGTTGCCTTCGGTTTTGTCAGGGCAGATATTTATTACAATCTCATCTTCTATTTCTACAAGTCCCGCCATTGTTTAATAATCCCAGTAGATGAAGACTTGATTACTTTGAGAATTTTTCTGCGAATCCTCCTGAATAGTCTTGTTCTTCTTTAATCTGTCCACTTTCTTTAAGTGTCTTAATGAGTTGTTCAAGTCTTTCTCTTTCAACAATAAGTTCTTTAGCGTCAACAGCGGTAATTTTAATTGACTGAAGTTCAGCCTTTCTTTGAGATCCGCTAAGTTCTTGATCTACAGGCTTTTGTATTTCAGCAATCATGTTGTCAATTGCAATATCCATCGCTGCAACTAATCTTTGCGCTGTTACTATGTTATGCTTCTGCTTCGATGACTTTGCCATGTATGTGTTTTAAGTATACCCTAAACATTGTTTCACCATCAACCTCCATTCGATAGTCAGAATTCTTTCGAATAATAACTTTATCGCCGGGTACCAATCCAGTTTCTTCTAATCTATCAGAACCATACTTGATATATCCATATTGGTTATACTCATGTTTCTCTTCTAATAGATGCAGTGTGTCACTTTTTAATTCTTGCTCTTCTTCTGCTGGTATAAGAAATATCCATTCCCCCAGTAACTTAACCTCACCAGTTTTTTTACTCTTGTGTGCATACGCTTGACAAGACAGAGGGTCATAGCCTCCGTCGTAGTAGACTATATATACATCGTTGTTTGGATCAAGCCACTGGCCCCTTTTCGCACTCTCTTCTAATTGATCAGCACCATCCTGAAGAACCAAATGATTACCGCCCAATATTACATGATGATGAAAGTACATTGTGTCTCCGATCTCTACCCCTGTGTCATATTTTTCTGGAACACCAACAACCTCTCCTTCCATGGTACGATGCTTAAACTCATCCCACTTGGTGTCAATATATATCTCCTCTCCGTTAAGAGTTACAGTGTCTTGTGTTACATTAGGAACTCTTACAAGAAAATGTTTTAAAGGTCTCATATTGGTTCTGGAGCCTCAAACTTTAATTCTGTTGTTGGCGCTTCATCCCAAAGGTTTATTGCAATAGCAGATCTTGTTCCTTTGGTTACAGTTGTAACTCTGTGATGAGTGTTACCTGCATCAAATATGATTAACCTATTGTGCTTTGCTTGGATTCTTTCAGGCTCATTGTCAGGACCATTGGAGAATATCTCAAGGTATCCTCCCTCTATATCCATTTCAACAGGATAGAACACTGTACCTATGATAGGAGCCTTTACTACACCTTCTGATTTCCAAAGGGCTTCATCTTTATCTAAGTGCATGTTTAGGTTAGAAACCCCTTTACCTTCACCGTATTGTCCGGTCCAGTACTCAAACCCATCTAAAGACACCGATCCATACGGAGGATAGTCTCTCCATATATAACAGATTAGTCTTTTCTTTAATGTATCGTCTGGTGAGTTCCACCATCCGTCCCACCAGTAGTAAGATCCGTTGTCACTAAATAGGTATTCCTTGTTAAGTTCAAGATCCATCAACAGATCCCGATCTTTTATAAAATTATCAATTACAATCATTCGAAGTCACAATCATGTTCAATTAATACTGGCATATCATCTACTGTTTTCCAAAGCATTATGCCCTGTTCTTTATTATAGATGTATACAAGATAGCGACGAATTCCGTGTTTTACAAAACATCTGTCGTCTAATACGATAGAATCGATTACTGACTCTCCTGCCTTCTGGCCCACATAGTAAGCCATGGCATCTTTCGGGTTTTGCCCGATAATGATTTTTCTAATAAGTTCCATTTCATTTAATTTAACCAGTAGTCAATTGAAGAGGAATCTCCTCTGTCACTTTCATCTTGTAAATAATTAGTGAAAGTATCTTCTACTGTATCTGTCATTAATTCATATTCCTCTATTGCGGACATATGCATACCGCACATAAACTCATACCTATCATTGGTATCAAAATCTTCGTCTCCAGGCATAAATGCGCCAAAACAATACATAGATAGGAACTCTTCTTTACCGCCATAGGAATCCATAAGATCATCGATCTCATCAAGTTTTAATCTTAACTGCTGGAAGAATTCTAATCTCTCTTGTTTCGTCATTATAACGCTGTGTTATCACCCATGTACTCAACCTCCAGAGATGTGTTGACTCCGTATACGTTAACTCCTAACCCGTCGGCTTGACCTGTAAGTCTGATTTTATAACCTGCTGCACCATCCGAATAATAAAGAGCCGAAAGAGTATATGTGCTTATATCCCCGGCTACTGCTGGTACCGTTATCGTCCGAATGTTTGCACTATTAACTTCTATATTGAAAGTCGCAGAATCCGTTAGTATTACCTGTATAGTTCCTGTTATTTTAAACCATCCTTCAACCTCGTTTATTAGAACAGAATCTCTTGGATCAGAAACTTGAGAAATAGATAATCCAGGTTGTGAAGCACCATTGGCCAGTGTACCAAACCATACTGAACTACCAGTTGCTGTAGTTGCTCCAGTCGCTGAAGTATCTTCGTATATCTCTGCGTACTGAACAAGCGTGTTAGTCGCTGTGCTACTCATTTGTAAAGTTGCTCCTGCACGAGCGTACATGATACCTACTGTTGCTGTTCCAGCAGTTATAGAATTACCTACTGCCGTTGCTAAATCTGATTGCTCAATATATTTATAGGCACTTGTGCTTTCGTCCCAGATTAGATACTTATCGTTATTTGCTGGCTGAGTGATTTGACTTAGTAGCGCTGGGTCTTTTAACTCAATAATGCTTCCTGTTGCAGACAGTGGGGTATTTGCTGTGATCGATGCAGTACCAATTGGACTGGTGCTGAGGTTACGTGTTACAACAACGCCACTACCATCAAGCATGAGGGCCGTAGTATTTGAAGTGGATGTAGATGGTGTCCCAGATATCTTTAATGATCCTGTTGTCTCTACTGTATCTGTAGATATCTTTAACGCTGTATCGTTACCTGCTCCATCTTCAACGACCTGCTCAGTGGCTGATGCCTCTGAAGACTGAAGTTTCAGTAGTAGGTTAAATGTATCCTTTATTTTATTTCCGCTAAGTGATGCCATATGATTATGTTTGTAGTAGCAAAGATACTGATATGCCTAAAAGTAGGGTAGACCGAAAGAAAAGATTCCGTGAATTCTCTAAGATAAACAAAAAGTTTGTCAAAGAAAACTATTTAAAGAATCTTACATACCTATACAGAGACGCTAAGAACAATTATAGTCTAACCAGGCCTGAAGTAGATTTCATTTTGTTTGTTTATGATCTTGAATTCTGGACGATAAACTACGTTGCAACTAAAATGCAGAAGAGTGAAGCGCAAATGCGAAAGGATTTTATATGGACTCTAAAGAGCAAAGGCTTTATATATAAGCACTTCGATAAACTAACACCCAGTCAGCACATAGAGGATCATATATTCAGAGAAGAGACTAAGTATAACTATGCAGTACGATACGCCTTAACGCAAAAAGGCCGGCTAATAGTAGCCCGCCTTTACCGCAAGATGGGTGGAGAGGAGGAGTTTAACCCTTAGCCTTGCGCGCGGCATCCATTGCTGGATTGCTTTTTCCTTTATCGTGTGTTACAATTCTAAATGGCGCCTCGGCTGAAGCACCTTTATGTGGTTTGTAGTCACCTTTCATCAAGAAATGACGGCCTCCTTCTGTCATCCAGTGGTAACCCTTTGGCGCTGAGACCTTTACAGATTTGGTTGTTTTCTTTAGTTTCATCGTCTATATTTTTTACGCATCTCATTAAACGCCTCACGGTTCTGAGAGATAAATTGTGCGTCTTCCGAACCTCTTTGTTTTCTTACTTCACCCTTATTGGTGTTATAAACATACTCTCCTGTCTGGCTGTTTAACTTTCTGTCGTATATCTTATACAAAGGGTCAACCATCTTTGGCTGAACAGGGTCTGGAGCAAGAATGTTTTTAGTTTTTAGTTGGATCAATGCTTCAAATGGATTAGAACTGCGTTTTATTTGCAGGTTCTTTATACCTATGTTAGGAGAGTAGTCATAACCCTGTTTAAATCCAGTCTTAATACGATTAGGATATGCGTCCCCTTTCTTTCCGGTTGCTGAACCTCTGTACGTTCTATCTGTATTATAATCATAGTACCCGGTATCGGAATTACCTGTACGATCTCTGGAGAACTTATCTAATAGTGCTTGTTGAATCTCTCCAAGATCACCTTCCGGATCAGTAACCTCTCCATCTTTCCCATCAAAAAATTTGGAATCCGAAGTATAAGTACCTGAAGTGGTGGTAGTAGAAACATCACCTGTTGCTAAGGGATCAGGAATGTAATTTGAAACATAGTTAACAGAACGACCACCCTCTTCAAATCGTTTTCTAAACGGGAATGGTGCACGATATGTTTTGGTTCTACCACGAGGCATGTCCTTAAACTCATTGGGCTTCCACGCTCCTTCTCCAAACATCAAAGCACTTTCTTTGTCTGATCCAAAATCAAATACCTCACCCCTTTCCTGTGCTTCTTTAAATGCCTCTTCTGGTGAATCATATATAATCCAGTCCTGTGGGTCGCTGCTATCAGTGTTGCCCTCCTTTGGAAAGATAGTGGGGAATGAAACCCAGTTCTCTCCATCAAAGGTCTCTGTAGACATCCTTACCGTACTCGGATCTGATCCTTCTTCGTTCATAGTGAATGGACGCATAGTACGTGCTTTCTGAACATAAGAGGTATATTTCTTTTTCCTTGGGTCTACCTGATCGCCTCTATACTTCATGTCCTGGAATCTAATAGCGACCTAAAGTGCTGAGTACTTTATTTGCATGGCGATTGATCTGCTCTTCAGTAGCACCATCTTTACGCATCTGTCTTACCTCACGGTCAACTTGTTCTCGTAGTTTGAGGTATGCTTTTTCTCCAGCACGCTCTCTGTCCTCTTCCTTCGTAGACTTTCTATAGCCCGGTGGCTTTGGCGGTCCATACACTTTCTTCTTAGGCTTCTCTTGTGGTACATTCTGACCACCGGCTCTATACATCTTTTTCATTGTCGTGTTATTTCAAAAATGATATCGTCACTTACGTTGGATATTTTACTGAAGTCAAAGGTACAAAATTCAACTGCAAGTTCTGGGTCTATAGCCTTCACCAGAGTTGGTATCCATTTTAGATCCTGGACATCCTCAATGATCATCTTACCTCCAGGCTTCAACTTACATAGATAGTTTTCTATACAGTATACCTGAGACATCAAACTATGCGGACCGTCGTCAATGATGTAATCATACTTGTCGTCATCAAAGCAATTAACAGCATCAGCAGTATAGCCATCCATCTCATAGAGTTTCGCACGAGGGTACTCTGTATCTCCTGACATCTCCTTGAAGTTAGAAATGGTTTCATCCCATATGTCCACACCCTCAATAACAGCATTGGTAAACCACTTGTGCCATAACATAACACTGCCCCCAGACATTACACCCAACTCAAGAATATTAGATACACCCTCCCTGTCTGTAAACTCTTTGCTGTAATAGTTTTGTATATAAGAATGATGACTCCCCTTATCAGTCAACATGCTCCCACGAGGATCAGGATGGATCAACTCTGCTCTGTATATCTTCTCTAACTCTGATTTTGCCATACACAAATATAGTATCTTTGATCGTATGGAACTACGTGTAATAAGAATGTACAGCCAAGATGACTTTACCATTGGAGCACTGTACTCAGAAAGCAAAGAAGGTAGAGAGTTTCTCTGTTTTACTCTTGAAGATGAACATAGAGATGAAAAGGTAATGGGCGAGACACGCATACCCGCCGGCACCTATCGCATAACACTGCGAACAGTGGGAGGATTCCACAACAGATACAAAGACAAGTTTCCCAAAATGCACAATGGTATGCTTTGGGTAAGAAACGTACCTGGGTTTGAATACATACTTATACATATCGGTAATACCGATGAGCACACCGCAGGATGTTTACTCGTCGGGAACGCCGCAGATATGAAGGGAACAATAGGCAAGAGCACATATGCATATCAACATATATACCCTAAGATATCAAACGAGTTACTCGATGGAAGAGAAGTATGGATCACATACGAAGACTTTGCATAATGGGTATTTACTACTATTGACTTTCTCATTTTTTTAGCCTAACTTCGTACCATCAGTATGAGGTTCTATTGAGCAAGAACTGTAAGTTTCTTTAGCATAGCGACAAGAAGAAACAGCAGTGATTTGTGAGACACTTGATTCAGCGAGTGAGCAACCTCCACACAGATTCACTCCGTTGCAAAGGGGCCATATCTTTGCTCAAATTTTTCCCAAAGAACAAACATTCATTACAGCGGTAATAGTTACCATCGTCTCGCGATCGGTGACGTTATTACTGCATCCCTATGAGCGCATAAATTCGCTGACAAAGAATCTTTAAAGCGATCAATCTCCAACGCGTTACAACCCGCAAAATCTATTGAGTCATGTTCAGGGCGGGGATTATATATATATGTACACGTCCGCGCGCCAAAGATCGTGACTGGGAAAC